GGACTCGGCTCAGGCGCGCAGTTTCGCCGCCGACAGCACGCCTGAAGCCGCCGGCACACCGACGCCCACCGAGACGCCCTGGCCGTACACAGAGGTGGAGAACGGTGAAGCGACGTTCCTCAGTGCAGTCAAGTCGCCCTACACCATCAACGGCATCGACATGCCAGACGATGAGCAGCTACTCGCCGACGCACGAGAGGCATGCCGGCAGTTGGCCGCAGGGGCCACATTCGATTCGGTCGCCGTCATAGCCGACGACCCGAACCCCGCTGTGACGAACGGACAGCGAGTGCATGCGACGAACAGCCGTCAGCTCGCCGGCCTCGCATCCGAAACGCTCTGCACCGAATACAGCCAGCTCACCGTCCCGCCGCCTGCTGGCCCTGACGGACAATAGCCGCGAGCTCATCCACTTGCGCTCGAAGCGATTCGGTCTCCGTCCGGAGCTGCTGTACTTCCGTTCGGAGCGCTTCGTTCTCCTTCGCCAGGATCGCCGTACGCACGAGCGCGAGCCGGTCGTACTGGACACCTTCGATCTTTCCGTCGGCGCCTCTCATCACGTACGGCTCGCCGCCGTTCTTCGCAACGACCTCCCCGATCACACCCGGAATGTTCTTCGCGTCCGTGTTGACGTCGTCGAAGAGCACCACGGACACCTTGCGGAGAAGCCGCTCGTCATGCTCGACGGTCCGGATGTTCTTCTTGTACCGCAGTGCTGACGAGGAGCGGTAGAGCCGATTCGTCGCAGGATCGACTACGAGATTCGGGCTGAGCGCTGAGGTCACGAGTGCGCTGATGAGATGGCTCGTTGCGTCGATGCTGATCGACTTGCCCCCGAAATTGATCCCTGTGCTACCAGACAGCGAGTAGAGACTGTTCTGGATGCTCACACCGAGGGTCACCGACGCCGAGTCACCGTAGAGCTGCGGGTAGGCCGCACCCCACCGGATACCGGCGGCACCGGACGCGAGTTTCCCCATCACCATCGGGACCGAGCCGTCGATGGTGATCTTGCCCGGATCATTCACCAGGAGGTTCTTGAGGAGGGTCGCGTCACCATTGATGAGCACAGTGCCAGTGAAGTCCGAGTTCCCCTTGACGTGGAATGGGCCCTTCTGCGTTGTGTCACCCTCGAACGACGTCGTCCCCAGCAGCTTCGTCAGCCCGCTGAGGGTGAAGGCGCCCGTCCAGGTGATCGTCCCGTCACCGTTGATGCTGCCATGAACCACAAGTCCGCCGGACGAGTCCACCAACATGATCGCGGAACCACCGATGCGGAGCTGACCCCGAGTGATCGACGACCATCCGAGCGGATCCTGCGTCTCGAGCTTCCGAACACGCCGCTCGATCGCGACGATAGGGTCTTCATCCGGGCGATCAATTCTCCCCATCAGCTAGGCCACCCTCCCTGGACGATCAACTTGACCTTGTCCGTCATGTCCCCGGCGAAACCGATCAGCCGAAGCACTACCCATCCATCCGGCTCGTAGTCGTCGCCCTGGTAGTAGAGCTTCAACGTCGAGCCGAGGACGAGCTGGCTGAGCTGATACGGGCCATCCGCCCAGATCGACAGCTCCCACTGGTTCGTTGGCGTCTTGTACGAGTTGAGGTCGCCGTTCGCGTGGCTCTGCAGGTCTGCGTCGACGTCGATCGCCTTGTACTGCTGAACTCGCACGAGCGCGGGCAGCGGACTGGATGTGAGCCGCGCCCACTTCACCTTCATGTCCATGCCGGAGCCCTTACCGACGGCGTACACGTCCGTCGCCTGCTTCGACGCGTCCTCGTCATGGGCCACGTCGACGAGCCCGTTGTTCTCTGTCGCCATGACCCACTCGAAGACACCCCCCGTGAGGTAACCCGAACGGAAGACCCACTCGAGGGTGTTCCCGTCCGACCAACGGGGGACGAACTCCGTGTCCGGGCCGCCGTCCCACGCCTGCAGGTCATCAAGGATCTGATCCACGAACGGGAAGTTGTAGTCGTAGTAGGTCTGCGAGATCCCGCCGGCGACCGGCGCCGGGAGCACAATCGGCAGCGCGTAGTTCGACGTCGGCCCCACCAACCCGTCCCGGATCACGCGAGCCGCGATCGAGTCGAGCGTCATGTTCAAGATCGGGTCCGATCCGCCATCGATGTCACCGCCATACCCGTTCTCACCCAGCGTGGTGCGGCGCGCTAGCAGCCCCCGAATGTCGGTGTGGCGCACGGTGAGCGTATTCGCGGTCTCGTCCCGCTTCCGCCCGGTGATCACGCCTGCGTACGCGATCCACGGCTTCACGCCGAAGCCTGCACCATAGTCTCGCTGGACGACGAGCGTGTGCTGCCAGCCCACAGTGCACGACCGGTAGCCGAGTGTCTTGTTGACCACATCGCCGAGCCGAATCACGTGCGAGCTCGACGCGCCGACATTTAGATTGCGCGCCCACGACCCCGATGCGGGAAACGCTGGTGTGAGCTGCGCGCCGGTCTGGGTGTCGCAGATCACGAACGACCATCTAGACATCGGTATCCACCACGGCCGCCGACAAGACCCCTGAACCAGACACGGGCACCAAGGTCATCGCAACCTGCTGTGCGGGCAGAATCGACCACGTATCCGGCTGAGTCACGATGCCCGCGGTTACGACCCCATCCACGGCGATCAGTCCGGTGGCCATGTCAATCACGTGCACGTGCCCAGTCGCGAGCCCTGCAGACACGGTGTACTTCCTTCCAGATGGGCCGTTGATCGAATAGCCATTCGGCATCCCAGATCCCGTTGGCGTCACAGTGATCACCGGCGAGGCGCGGAAGTTCCCGCGATGAAACGCGGGAACCCCCGACGCGAACCGACGCGTCTCGCCGAACTTCCGCGGATTGGCGCACCGCAACTGCAACTGGTACCGGGCGAAGCGGGTGTTCCGGATCTGATCGAAGTCGCTCGACCCCACAAGGCGCGCGTCCGCCCAGCGCCTCACACCGCCCTTCTCGACGGTGATCCGCACACGACCGCCATCAGCGGCGAGGCCCGTGAGCTGACGCCCATACCACCCGATGCGCTCCGGCGACTCCGCGCGGCAGAACCCCTGAATCACTGGCAGGCGCCGTTTCGGGAACACCGGCAGGTCGAACGATCCAGGACGCTGGGGAATCTCCTCGTCCTCATCGCGGATATCCACTCCGCCGTCCCAGCCTTTGAAGCCGTCCGGCTCGATGTAGAAGCCGAACGCGCCGGACGCATACCCGTAGAAGGGCACCTTCCCCACGCGGACTAGGAGCTCGCCACCCTGTGCTGTCATGCCGTGGCCCCTCTCAGCGCGTACTTGTACTTGGCGATCGCGAAGTTCGCGATCTCCTCCGGATCGGCGCTGCCGCCGTTGATCGTCTGCTGGATCGCCGGAGCCGAGGACTCAGAGCCGTTTGCCGCTGCAACCATGAGGTCGTTCAGCTTCCCGGTATCCACCACGGACTCGTCTCTGCCTCCCTCAGCGATCAGCGCGAGCGTGCCGCCGGGGCGCGCACGAACCGTACCAGAGTCCGCCAGGTGCGGCAGCTTGCCGAGCCTGATGTCGATCGCCCCACCTGAGATCGTCCGCACTCCATCGGCGACGGCGTTGATGCTTCCGATGACGTTGTTCACGATGTCGATCAGGGTGTTGATGACACCCTTCACGAACGAGACGACGCTCTCGAACGCACCACGGATGATGTCGCCAATGCCGCCAAATGCATTGCTGAACGCGGAGCCAATCGTCCCGACGACGGCGACTATCTGATTCCAGATGCCGGAGAAGAACGAACTGATGTCACCCCACAGGCCGTTCCACCAGGCAGAGATCGCTGCGCCGACGAGCTGGAACACTGCGAACAGGAAGTTCCAGGTGTCGATCACGTACTGGATCACCGGCCCGAAGGTCGACACCACCCAGGTGGCGATCGCTGACCAGAGGCCGTTCCACCAGGCCGCGATCGCCTCGCCGACTGTGACGAAGAAGCTCGCCACGTTCTGCCACGTGTCCGATAGGAACGTGATGACCGTGCCCCAGTTCGCCACGAGCCAGACGATCGCCGCCACGAGCGCCGCGATCGCCAGGATGATGATCCCGATCGGGTTCGCATCCATCGCCAGATTGAGCAGCCACTGCGCCGCCGTGAGCACGCCCTGCGCCACGGCGGCCGCGATCGTCGCGACCCGCGCAGCGATCTGCGCGGCCGTGTTCGCCACCCACGCCGCCGTCTGGGCAAGAAGCGCAGGCAACGTCTTCGCGAACGCCGCCACACCCTGAGCACCCATCACAGCGAAGAGCGCGATCGCCTGCGCCTTGTTCGCGATCAACGCGGCCGTGTTGCGGATCCACGCGACCGAGACCATGCCGACGTACTTCGCGAGCGTCAGCAGCGCACCAGGTGCCTGCGCAGCCTCGTGAGCGAGCATCGCCACGCGGTTCGCGATCAGCGCCGACGTGTTGGCGATCCAACGTCCCGTGCCCGTGGCAACCGCGACGACGAAGTCCTTTGCGTACATCGCCATCAGAGCCAGCGTCTCCGCCTTGCTGCCGATCAGCGCTGCCTTGTTCGCGACGGCGGCCGCAGTGTTCTTCACCCACTCGACTGTCGACGACACCAGACCGGCGATCGTCTTCGTGAAGTCGATGCCGGCCATGACGAGCTTCCAGGCGGCATACGCACCCACGGCCGCGAGCACCAGGCCGGTGTTATCGCCGAGGAACTGCCCGAGGGAGGTCAGCGCAGGGACCAGGAACTGCGCCGCGACGTCCGCGACGAACTGCAAGCCGGCCGCGAGGACCTCCACGCCCTGCAGCGCGAGCGCGAGGAAGACCGGCAGGAGCGGTGTGACCGCGTCCAGCAGGCTAACCAGGAGCGGCAGCAGCACCGGCAGCAGGTTCGACACCAGAGCGACGAGCGGAGGCACGAGCTGCTCGAGCGCGGTGCGCAGCGCGATCGCGAAGATCGCCGCCAACTGCGTCGCGACCGGAGCGAGCTGCTGCAGGAGCAGAGCCACGGTCGCGAGCACCTGCACGATCAGCGGGCCCGCCGAGACGAATGCAGACTTCAGAGCATCACCCACGAAAGCGAACGACGACTGGAGCTGGGGAAGCACGGCCTTCACCGCGTCGAACAGCAGCACCAACGGCGAGAAGCTCGTTACCGCGTCGCGCACGGTAGGCCCGAACTTGCTCACCAAGTCGATGACCTTGTTGATCGCCGGCCCGACCTGCGGCTCGATCTGCCGGAGGATGTCGGCGAACTTGTTCGCCCACTCCACCGCGAGCCCGCCGCCCGCCTTGGACACGAACGGCTCGACCAAAGCGGACGCGATGTCACGCCATGCGCCCTTGATGCGGTCGACCGACCCGACCCACGTGTTCTTCACGCCCGCGGCCGCGCCGGCGAAGCGCGACTCCAGGCCATTGATAAGGGGATCCCATACTTGGTCGGCGGGAATACCGCCAGGCTTCGACGCCATGTCGCGGATGTCCTGGGACGTCTTCCCCATCTGCGCGCCGATGAGCGTCGCAGCATCGATACCGTACTGGCCGAGCTGGTTCAGGGTCTCCCCTGTCAGCTTGCCCTGGCCTTTGATCTGCGCCAACGCGTACGTGATGTTGCCGATGGTGTCCGCGTTACCGCCCACCGCTGCGACCGAGTCCTGAATGGCCTGCAGCGTGGGGATGATCTTGTCGGCCGCGACACCGAAACCGAGGAGCTGCTGCGTACCCGAGATGAAAGCCTGCCGCGGGAACGGCGACGTCTTCGCAAACGCACGGATCGAGTCCTGCATCGCCGCGGCAGCCTGCCCCGATCCGAGGATCGTGGTGAACGCCGCGCGCGACGACTGCTCGAGCGCGTTGTACTGGACGCCGAGCTCGACGGTGTTCTTCGCCAGCTTGCTGATGCCGACCGCGGCGAGGATCCCCGCACCGGCCGCAGCGACCTTCCCGAAGAACGACCGGAACCGGCCCTCCGCCTTCGTCAGCGAGCCGTCGAATGCGTCACCGAGAGTGCCCTGGATCTCGGACTGCAGACCCTTCGTCGAGGGCATGATGGTGACGTACGCAGCGCCGACTTCCTGAGCCACGGGTGCCTCCAGATCGACGACCCGTGGCGACCAGGTCTAGTCAGATGGTGATTCGGGTTCGGGCATCTCCGGCCCGAGCGATGTGAGCACCTCGAGGCGCGCGAGCGCTTCGAGACGTTCGGGATCCTCCACGTCGACGACCGCCGGCGCACCGCCCGCGGCATTGAGCTCCCACGGACGCTTCAGCACGATCGGTGTCGTGCCCTTCCGCCGTTGCGTGTTCATCCACGCCTCGAACAGGTCCAGGCCGACACGCTCGACCTCGCTCGGCGCGTACCGCCATCCCTTCACGGAGGCGTACGTGCGCGAGGTTGGGTCGTTCAACAGCTCCTGCGCAACTCCCCACCCCTCCCGCCAGGTCATCTCTCCGTTGAAGAGCGACCTGACGGGCAGGTGAAGGCGTGTGCGGAAGTCGTACTCGAGCGCCTTGGTGTGGTGCTCGATCAGGACGAGGAGGTCGGAGCTTTTGGGTCCAGGTTCGAGAACTCCGTCCACTGGGTGATGAGCTCGGTGGCGTACGGGATCGGGAGCTTCTTCAGCTCCTTGCCGATGTCGGGACGCCACTCGAAGAGCTCGTACAGGAACAGCCCGACCTTCTCGACCTCCGTCGGGAACTCGCGAGCTGCGGCAGCGAACAGACCCGCGGGCACCGTCTCCGGCGCCAGCTTCGGCACCTCGAACTTCTTCCCGCCGAGGATGAACCGGAACGGCTCGTCCTCGGGATTCGGCTTGGCCTCGACCTCGATCTGCTTGTAAGTCGGTTCGGACATGGCGACCCTTTCGATTGGTGGTGGCGACTAACGACGAAAAGACCTGCGGGCGGAAGGGTCGCCACCCTCCGCCCGCAGGGGCCTGTATTACGAGACGAGGAACTTCGGATCGAAGATCTTGAAGTGCCCCGGCTTGCCGTCCTCGTCGAGGATCGGGTCATCCGACGTGTCCGGGAACGTCTGGAACGTCATCCCGTACCCGATCAGCGTCGAGCGGTTGTAGGTGATCGACTCCCGATCGGAGACCCGCACCTTCGGGAAGAACTTCAGCGCGCGGCTTCCGTCCTTGCGAATTGCGATCGCGAAGAGCGACCAGAACCGCGTGGTCGACGCCTTCGACAGCGTGATCGACGCTTCCTGGACATTCACGACCGCGTCGAAGTAGGCCTCCACGGTGGCCCGCTTGGACTCGATCGCAGAGAACTTCACGGTCCAGTTGCCAGGCGCCGACGAGGAATCGACGACGTCGCCGTTGTGCGCATTGAAGTCCGTGGTGTCGCCCGGGGCGGGCGCGAGCTCGTACCCGTCCTCCGAGTAATAGCCGAGCATCGCAACGTCGGCATCGGTCGGTGTGTAGAGCGAGGACGTCGGCTTTGCAACGCCCAGCGGCCCGAGGAAGAGCATGCCGTCGGGCACGATGCCGACGTTTGCTGCATCATTCTTGTTCGCCATAGCGATCTTTTCTCCTTGGTAGTGAGAGGGATTGGAACCGCTTGGCGACGAGCGGCTGGGTGTTACAGCGCGTTCACCTCGAGGACGAGGGTGAGCGCCATGTATTCGACCGCCGAGGCCGAATCCTTCGTGCGGTTCGGACCTGAGTCGATCTCCGCGAAGTTGAGCGGTGTCCCAACGGTGGGGGCCGTTTCGATGACATAGCCGGCAACCCCGGCGAGCTGCTCGGCAGCGTCCAGGTCGGCCAGGCCGTTCTCCTTGACGACCCAGGCCTGCAGCGTGACGCGCACCGTGCGAGTGACCGGTGTGATGCGCGGGCCGGGGAACACAGCGACGAGCAACTGGCGATACGGCTTGACGAGCGCGGGATCTCCGTCGATCGACGGCTTCTCCTCGCGCACGTAGGTTGCCGGCTCGCCCTCGGTCTCGAGCGCCTCTGGCAGGAACACCGTCAGCCACGCTCCGACGTCCGGCCAGCGGGCGGCGACGGCGTTCACAGGCGGATCCTGTTCAGTGCGCTCTGCAGGTGGCCCGTCTTGGCGTCGCGATCGGCCGCCGTGCTCGATCGGTCGATGATGCGCACTCGCACACGACCGCCGGCTCCGAACGAGCGGGACACCTCGACGTCGCATCCTGGAGGTGCGGCTGATTTCGCGGCCGCGGTGAGAGCACGCTCGATCTTCACGTTCCCGAGGCCGAGGAGTAGCTGCTCACGGACGTTCTTCCGGTTCAGCACGAACCGCACCTGAGTGCCCATCAGCCCTTCACCCCTTTCACCGCGAACTGGTCGCCAACGTGGTTGCCTTCTCGATCAGGCCAGACGTTCACACGCCCGACCAGGCCGCAATCCTCGCCGCGGACGGCAATGACGTCCGTCGAGAGAATGCCGGTCGGCTGGTCACCGTCGACGTAGATGTCGTAGTCGGCGATCTCCGCCGTTCGCGCGACCTCGACGGGCGCATCCGGCATCCTGGGAGCCACGAGAGCGTCGAACCGCTTCCACTCCTCAAGCTCGCCGACGATTGGCGGGCTGCCGGGCGTGATGCTACGACGCTTGACGATGATCGTCTCCAAGAGCGCTCACCGCCTTCACGAACTGGTGCAGGTCACGCTCGTACCGTCGGTAGTTCAGCGTCGCCTGCAGTTGGATGGTGTTGTTCGGCTCGGCCGCCATCTCGATCTCCTCGACCCATTGGTCGACGTCGTCGATGGGGAGGTACGTGGCGGATGGGCCGAGATTCTCGCGCACGGCGGGGATGTCGGAGGCGAGGACGGGGATCCCGAACGAGATCGCTTCGGCCGCAGTCATGTTCCAGGACTCGCGCAGCGACGGGGCCAGGAGCAGCCGCGTTCGCGACCACACCTCTTCGGGCATCCGATGCCCGCGGACGTGATCGATCACCTCGACGTTGGCCGGAATCTCGTCGGGCACGATCTGTTCGCCGTAGCCACCGAGCACCGCGAGGAAGCGCTGAGCAGGCATGGCGGCAGCGATCTCCCAGAACCTGCCGACCTTGTTGTCGTTCAGGTTCACGATGGTGACGAGGTCGCCCTCGGAGATCCACGCGGGCCGCGGCGCCGGCGGATGCACGACCAGTGACTCGACGTCCTCCTCCGCGAGGGTCGTAGCCATGTCGTCGCTGTTGGCGATGACGAGCTCGAACGTGTTGCGGCGCAGCGAGAGGAGCACGCCGACGTCGGCGTTGTGGCAGATCGCCACGACCGGTCGGTCGCGGTCGAGCACCGGGCCGGCGAAGTCAGCGTGTGCGAGGTAGACGTCTGCCCAGTCGTGATCGAGCCAGGAGAACGGGGTCACGGCGATGCCCTCGAAGCCGGGATTGTGCTTCGGGGTCGACGTGCCGACCCGCACGAAGTGGCCAGCATCGGAGAGCGCATCCAGGAGGCGGTGCGTCATCATCTCGGAGCCGATGTAACGGCGCGGCGGGTAGTCGAGGGTCAGTGCTTCGACCCTCACAGGGTGCTCACCACCGTCAGGAAGCGACCCCATTCGTAAGCGTCGCCGACGATCAGCGTCGGTGAGGGGTCCATGTCGAGCATCCCGCCGCGGCGCCTGGCCGGCGGAGGCGCCAGCAGCTTGCGCTGCCCTTCGGTGAGGTTCATCTGCTCAAGCAACTGGTCGGCCACGTTGCCTGCGCGAAGCCACGGCCCTGTCGACTCCTGGAAGTACCGGAGGTTGTCGGGGTTCTTGTAGAGCGCGGAGACGAGCTGCACGACGATGAACGCAGCACGCTTGGCGAGCGCATCGTCGTCGTCGATGCGCTCCTGGATGTCAGGGAACTCGCCGACGATGATCGACTGGGCGATCTCGCAGAAGGCGTCGACCTGGTCGGTGTCGGTCGGCTTGTTCTTCCCCACCCAGAGCTTCAGCACCATCGTGCTGTTAGCCCAGAGGTCGGAGGGGGTCTCGTCCGTCACGGTGCGCTCCCGTCGGGTGAAATGGCTGTGGAGGGGGCGGCCCCGAAGGACCGCCCCCAATGGCTCAGGAGTGAGCCGCAGTGGTGAGAACGCCGGCAGGGAACGTCGTCTCGCGGGAGCCGAGCGCCGTCAGCGGGTTCGCCGTGACGTAGCCGACCCGGAACACGACGCGCAGCGCCTTGGCGTCCTGCTGCATCAGGTTCACGATGACCTTGCCCTCGTCGTCGGAGATGACGCCGGAGTCGAAGATCTTGAACGTGATGTCCTGCCGGACGCCGATGACGAACTTCGTCCAGTCGGCGCCGATGAGCTGTGCGCGGGACGGATCCCACGCACCGTTCTGCACCTCGACGGACGGGTAGCCGTACAGCGCCCCCTGACCGTCGCTCTGGTAGATCGGCTGACCGTTGTCGTCGCGGACGCCTCGCAGCGACCACTGCAGACCCGGACGGACGGCGAAGCCGTTGATGGCGAAGCCGTCGGTCGCGACCTGCTCGCCGAGCGAGGCGACGTCGACGCCGATGTCGCGACCGGTGCCGAGAGTCACGTGGTTGCCGGCCGCATATGCGCCGTTCACCACGGGAGTGCCCCAGCTAGCGGGTGCGTCGACGCCGAAGAGCGCAGCCTGGTCGACCTTCTTGCCGAGCGCCTGGATGAGGTACGGCTGCACCTCGTCCCAGAGCGGCACCGACGCGTCGTCGAACAGCGCATCCGGGATGACCACGATCGCCGCGAGCTCCTCCGCGGTGATGTAGAGGTTCTCCCACTGCTCCTTCGTCGTCTGCTTCAGGCCGGTGTCGCCGTTGACCCAGTAGGCCTCGGGCAGCGCGGACAGGACCGGCTGGCGAGACTTCTTGGTCGACATGGGCACGCGGCGCATGAGAGACAGAGCCGCCGATTCCTTCGGCGCCTCCTTGATGACGGCCGCGGCGATCGCCTCCGGGACGAGTGCCCCGGCCGAGTCGCGGTCGATGATTTCGTTGGAACCGGCCACCGGTTCCCTCCTTTCGGATCAGTGGAGCGATGCGCGGAGGAAGTCCCCCGACGGCTCGCCCCCGGTCTTGCCCTGGTTGGGATCGGTCTTGCGACCGGGATTCTCAGAGATGAGCTTCAGCAGCTCGTCCGCCGACGCCTCCAGCTCCTCCTTCGTCGAGCCGGTGAGGAACTTCCTCGCCTCGACTGGAACCTTCTTCTCGTCGGCGACCTCGCTCCGGAGGGCTCGATGCTCGGCGGCGGTCGCACGCTGCTCGAGCTCACGCTCGCGCGCCGCGCGCTTCTCCTCCTCCGACCGGGATTCCTCCTCGTGTTTGCGCCACTTCTCGGCGGCGTCCTTGTCGGCCTTCGCGCGACCCTCCCACTTACGGGATTCGGCGAGGGTCTTCTCGTACTCCGTCTTGTAATCGACGTCGCCTGCCTTCTCGGACCCTGCGGCCTTCTCGGCTTCGCCGGCGGACTTTGACGTCTCGTTGCCGGTATCGGTGTCGGTGTTGGCGTCTTCAGCCATCTCTCTTCTCCCTGCGGATGTGTTGTGCCCCTGCGGGCGGTTTCACCGGCCCTGCGGCCGGTAGGTCAGTGGGTGCCGAGCGTCTCGCGCATCCGGGCGACGATGTTCTTCGTCGTCAACTGCAGCTCGGGATACTTCGCGCCGCGCTCCTTGCGCTTCATCGAGTACCAATCGGGGATCTCGGACTGGCCGCGCGAGATCGCCTGATAGGCCGACTCGTACGCGCTTTGCCAGGCATCAGGTGGGCCGGGCAGCGTGTCGTCCTTCCACTCCGGTGCAGGCAAGCAGTGGCAGTGATCGTGGTAGTGGCCGTGCTCGGCATCCGTCGCGACAGCCATGTAGATGCAGAACGCGCACGCACCGGACGTCGCCAGTCGCTTCGAGCTGCCAGCCAGCGGGTCGCGCGACGCATTCAGGTCGATCGTCGTTCGGTCGAACAGCGCAACCAGGCGCTGCACGCCCCCGACAAGCCTCGTCAACGTGTCCGAGCCCGTGTCTGCGAACAGCGGCTCCAGCGCCCACCCGAGCATCCCCGGCAACGCATCCGCGATCGACGGGTTCGCTGTGATCGCTCCGAAGCCTGCAACCGGCCGTGTCTGCTCGTACCAATCGGCGGCCATCGTTCCAGCGATCTCGCCATACTCACCGACGACCGCCGGCGCCGCCGCCCGCAACTGCGCGGCGACGGCATCCGGCGATTCGTTCGCGATCGTCTGGTAGTAGCCGACCAGGTCGGCGGTCGCCGCCGTGGTCACATCGAACAGACCAGCACGTCGAGCCTCAAGCTGTGATTGCTCCACGGTTCGCCACCAACGCCCTCACTGTCGGATCCTGCAGCGCGGCCTGTGCGGCCACGCCCATGCCCTGCGCCATGCTGCTCGCACGACGACGCCGCAACTCCTCGGCCAGGGCGATCTTCTGCCGCTCGGTCAGGCCGACGAGATCCTGCGCGACGGACGTGTCAGCCGGCACCACGCCCGAGGCGATGATCTTCGTTCCGGCGTCCGCGGTCGCGGCCTGCGTCGGCGTCGCGGCGTTCCGCCACGCAGGCCGCATCATCATGGCCTCGCGCGGAATCTGACCGTCGCGGAACAGCAGCACCAGGCGACCGACCTCGGCCCACGCACGCCCGAACTGCAGTTGGCGGCGCTCGGCGCGCGTGACCAGCCGCGCCTCGGCCGCGCGGATCGCATCCGCCGACGACGGATTGTCCGAGACGAACCCGAGGTACGGCGCCGGAATCCCAGCCTCCGCCGCGACCATCTGCGCGTAGCCGCGGAGCTGATCGAAGTACGGCGCCGGCGAGCTCGCGGGGAACTGACCCACCGTCGGGAGAACGGCCTGCGTGTCCACGCCCTTCTGGACGTCCTCGTTGAGAGGGATGTCCATCAGGCGACCCATGACGGCCTTCCAGCCGTCGATCGACTTTCCCTGCGCGTCGGTGAACGTGCCGTCCGGCGCGCCGATGACGTACCGCTGGGGCGCGTTGTAGAACTCCCGCGCGACCTCAGCGCCAAGCAGGGTGCGCATCCCCGCCTGCGTGTAGTAGCGCAGCGGCCGGGTGATCTCCGAGCGGCCGCGGTTCTGGCTCGAGCGGGGACGGTTGACCAGGCGAGCGACCGTGACGCGGCCGAAGTTGTGCTGGTCGCGGTCCTGCTCGTAGAACTGGCCATTCCCCTTCCGCACGAACGGGATGTTCGCGTACGGCAGGCACAGGGTGCCGGAGGTAATTCGCCCGTTGTCGTCGTAGTTCACAGCCATCGCGTCGTCGAGCCGACGGGTGCGAGCGTTGTACGTCGCCGTCATGCGGTTCGGGGACTCGACCGTGATGAGCTGCTCTGGCTCGCCGACGGACGGATCGCCGCGGCCAACCATGATGAATCCCAGACCGCTGACCAGTGCGTCGATGTGCCCGAGCGACGACTCCGAGTCGAGGTTGTTCAGCAGGAAGTCGTCCTGCAGCCCCAGAGCCTCCGGCGCGCCGAACGACTCGAGGTTGAGACGCTCCTCGAGCACGTCGGTCGCCGTCGCCGGCCAACCGACCGCGACCTCGAGGCCCTGCAGACGCTCCGGGATCGAGATCCCGAGATCGCGCATCCGCTTCTCGCCGTCGTAGTACCAGGCCTTCTCAGAGTTGCGAGGAATCACGTTCTCGAGCTTCCGCTGGAGGCCCTTGATCGTTTCCTTCTCGTCGTCGCTCAGGCTCATTACAACACCGCCGCCCTTCGGGTCTTGCGCTCAGGTCGATTCCGGATGCGGTGACGAGCACCGTTTGCCATCACCGACGCTGCGAGCAGGTCGATCTTCCGAGGCGACTTCGGTTTCTCTTTCTTGTACGACCCGGCCTCGGTCGCCACGGCGTTCAGCACGTGACGGCGCAGCGCCGGGTCCCCGTTGTGTGAGATGTCCTTCGAGACGACGTCCTTCAGGAACTGCTGTGCAAGCGGCGCGATGCGCTCGTTCGACTGCGGGATCTGCTCGACGCGGCCGCGGTACTTCTTCGCCCACTCGCCGCCTTGGTCACGGAAGTAGGCCGGGTCGAACCAGAACAGCACGACGTCGTACTCCTCGAACACCTTCGTCACCGCCGCGTCGACGTCGTCAGGGTCCACGAACCAGTCCGGGTTGTTGGGATCCGGCTCCCAGAGACCTCGACGCTCCAGCAGCCCTGTCTCCAGGTCCTGGATGACGAGTGCCGTCGCATCGGTGTTCACCGATCCGTCGAACCCGACCGTCACACGGGCGCCCTTCGGAACCTCGGCGCCCTCGGCCTCGATGTTCTTCCAGTGGAACGGCGAGACGAAGTCCTCACCCGCTGTGCGCACCCACTGGTTCAGGCGATACCGCTGGAAGGCGGCGAAGCCGGATGCGCCGGCAGCGGACGCCAGCGCCGAGCGGAAGTCGTCCTCGGCGAGCAGGCCCTCTGCCAGGTTCGGATTCGCGATTCGCCAGGTCGACGGCGCGGTCGGATCCGCATCTGCCGGCGCTTCCCACCAGAAGAACCCGAACGAAGGATCGTCGACCTCGCCCTCGGCGACGCGCTTGCCATACTCGTAGAGCCGGCCGAGCAGCGTCTCCGGGTCGCTCCCGGCGGTCGTGATGCCGATGAAGAGCGACTCCGGCCGGTCGCCTGACCCCTCGGTGAGGGCCGCGTACAGCTCGTCACCGCGCTTGTTGATCGTCGTCGACGGCCAGGCGTGCAGCTCGTCACCGATCACGATGTACGGGCCGAGCCCCTGGTTACGGAACGCATCCGCGGAGAGCGCCCGATACACCGAGTCACGCTGCGGCAACTCGATCGCGTCCCTGTACACCCGCATGATCCGCGACAGCGCCGGCGACTGCTCGACCGCGCGCTTCGCCTCGCTGAACACGATCTTCGCCTGCTCCTTGTCGGAAGCAGCCGAGTAGATTTGCGCGCCCAGCGGGCCGTAGCGCAAGCCATGCAGACCGAACGCCGAGCCCTTCACCGACTTACCGTTCTTGCGAGGCAGGCCGACGATCGCTCGCCGATACCGAAGGAAGCCCGTCAGAGGGTTGAGCTCATAAAGGCCGTTCGTGAGCCAGGACTGCCAGCTCGTGAACTCGAGCGGCTTGCCCTCACGGAATCCGCGGGGCGCTGTGAGGTGAATCCCGGCGAACTCGGCGACGTCCTCACCTCGAGTGAGGTTGCCGATCGGCTTGGTGAAGAACGCTGGCGCCCACGACGGATCAGGAGCTGGAAGCTGCAGCACGAGCTGCCTCGACCTGCGCCTGGCGCTCCGCCTCGCGCTGCTGGATGCGACGAGTCATCTCGTCGTCCTCGTCCTTCACCCGAACCTCCGTCAGACCAAGCCGGCCACGATCGGACGGAGAGAAGCCGAGCATCGACAGCCACGTCGTCATCTGAACCCGGCCATCGGCGAGCTGTTTCACCGCCGGATGCGTCACAACCTGCCCGTTCGCCGTGGTGTACCAGCGCTCGGTCTTGCCGCTGGCGATGTCCTTGCGCAGGATCTCTACCTCGTCGGCGAGACGGCAGAGCTGCTCGACCAGCGGACGATCCGAGATCGGAGCCACCCACGACTTGCCACCCGACCAGACCCTCGACCACATCGCCTTGCCCGCCGGCCCTAGACCGCGCGGCATCACCGGACGGCCCGTCGACGTCAGACCGTCGCCCGCGAGCGGCGCATCCGGAAGCTTCTTCTTCGACGGATTCCCCGTCGCACGATGGCGCTCGATCGGCTTCGCCGGACGGCCCACGCTTCGGCCAGTAGCCATGTCAATCTCCTAGCTGCCCTGCGGCTGCCTCACGCCTCCCTGCGGCGGCGTGAACGGACGTTCGGATATGTCGCGACCCGCGACGGGTAGGCCCCCTCCGGATTTCCCGACCGAGTGTGTCTCCTGATCGCGCAGAGGACGCCTGGGGCGGGTGGGGAGGGGTCATCCCCCTGGGTTCGAAGGTGTCTTCGAATCGTGCTTGAAGTCAGAACCTCGGCTTGATGCGGTCTGCTCGGCGTGCTTGGTGGCCCTCGGTGCTGGACTTGTGTCTATGGCAGTGGGGCGGCACGTTGAGGTGTGCTGGTGCGAGGTTCTCGAGGCTGTGGTCGTCGCCTCTGACCTTGTGGTCGACGCTGTCTGCTCCGTCTCCCCCGCAGAGCCAGCACACGCCGTTGTCTCTGGCCATGACGATGCGGCATCGTGTCTGCCAGTCGGAGGGGAGTCGCTCCTTCCGTGCGCCTGTCCATCGTCTGATCTGGTGGTCAGGGCATCGGCCTTGGTATGAAGCGTGCTCGTAGCATCCGGGCTCGAGGCAGGGTGTGGGTGCGAATGGCACGGGGGTACCCCTTTTCGAATGGGGGTGGGTGTTCTTTGCGAAGGGGGGTGGGTCATTTTTCGGCGGGGGTGAGCACTTCGAACAGCCACACGTCGGTGCTCTGGGCGAGGGTGAGCGTCGGCCAGGCGCGATGTCCTGGCTTGATGCGCTGCGGGGTGCTCGTGACCAGGTGCACACCCTTGGCCTTCGCGAGCTGCTCGGCCTTCGCCTTGGTCTGCCGGAAGGTTGCGCCTGAGGGGACGGTGACGAGCATCCGTCCGCGCTCCCGCTTACTGGAAGAGCCCATGACCCTCTCCGTATGGCGGCTTCTGCGGGCCTTCGCCCTGCGCCGGCTCGTCGTTCGGGGGCAGGTGCACGTTGCCGCAGGTGGGGCACTCGTGCGTGGTGAAGTCCGTCATCGTTCTCTCCCGATCAGGTACTCGGACGCGAGTCCGCGGATGGTGATGTCGTCGCCGGCGGCCGCGACGTAGCGGCTGTACCGTTCGGCGGCCGCGCCGTGGTGCGCGCCAGCCTTCGGTGCCGACTCGTGGTGGAAGGCGTACACGCGGCCCTGATGGCGCGGGACGTCGCCGAGCAGCGTCTCGTGCGTGATCCGCCACGCCATGTCCTCCGGCGCCCAGCCCTGGAACAGCTCGTCCTGGCCGTAGTGCGACGCCCACGCGCCCGGCGTCGTCACGTAGACGCCCGAGCACGAGAAGTCGAACGAGTGGCTCGTGCACTGCTCGAGCGGCCGGCCGGTGAAGAACTCGTGCGTTCCCTGCGGGCCGAGGATGCGGTACTCGCCGACCGCGTACGGCAGGTGGGTGAGCCCGGATGTGCGGGCTGCGGTGATCGCCTCATCGAGCGCGTCAGCCTCGGGGATCGTGTCGGCGTCGCTCAGGATGACCACGGGCGTGCGCGCGAGCTCGACGGCGCGGTTTCGGCATCCGGCGAGGTTGAACGGCTCGGCGCCAGTGTCGATGTCGACGACTCGGAACCCGCGGAGCTCGTACCAAGCGCGCACGGTCGCGTGAGCGGCCATCCTTGACTGCTGCGGCCGCCACGGGATCCATACCTCGGCGTCGCGCCTCATCGGAGCGCCTCCCAGCGGCGGCGCCACTGAGCCCAGACATCGTCGCTAGGTGGCCCGTAGTCGTAGGTGCCCTCGCACACGATGCAGTCTTGGTCAGGCGGCGAGGAGTCGCACCAGGGGCAGAACCCCCAGCGCAGACGCCAGCGCCCAAGCCAGTACCGCCAGAAGCTAATAGCCATGCCCTGTGCGCTCCCCCACGTGTTCGACCCGGACGCCCGGGACCATGCCAAAGCGGACGGCCGGATCGGCTAACAGCTCCTGCCCGAAGTGCCACTCAGACCACGACACGTTCGGATACTCGCGATCGAGCGTTCGCCGCGGGATCACGCACGGGTTCGTCGACCAGAACGCCCGATGCTCGATCAGCCCGTCGACGAGCTCGAATCGGTCGTCAGGGCGCGCCTCGAGCACGCCGCCGGACTCCCGCTCGTTCGCGAACCACGGGCCGCGCAGCGCGACGACTTCGGCCAGGTGCGGGCGCTCGTCGAGCAGCTCCGCCATCGCGGCCAGGTCGACTGTGTCGATCGCCCGAAAGTCTTCCTCCCAAAGCGCCACATGCTCGCCGTCTGCGACCTCGAACACCTTCCGCATCGCCGTGGTGTACCCAGCGGGCCCATCGGCGACGGGCACGATCTCGTCGCCAAGGTACGCGCACGAGCTGCGCCAGTGGATGTCGCCGGAGTCGTCGACGATCGTCAGCCGGTCGAAGCCGGTCACGTGCTCATCGATGGAGTCGATCGTGTCGCTGAGGTACTGGTCGCGGCGGTTGGACAGGATGATGAGCTGCACGAGCACCTCCAGGGGATGCCAGACGCTCGCGCCGCGTGATCTGCATTGTTCGGCGGGGCTGGCAAGTGAGAGAGGGGCGGGCGAGGCCGTGACGCGCATCCCGGACGCTAGGCCCGCCCCATGACCGTTTCGCGGACCCGAATCCGCCGGAGGTCATACCGCAACCGAGGACCGAAGGGCGATCACTCGGGAGTTAACGACGAAGCGCGCACCCGAAAAGTGGGTACGCGCTTGCTGATGGCAAGAGCCTAGCAGTCGAAGTATGAAGTTGGTGTCAAGTAGGGGCTGCGTGTTCACCATGCTTCCGGCGGCCGAGCAGCTTGAGGCGTAGCACCGCGAGCAGCTCATCCTCGCGCACCAGGCGCACGCGCCGGCCTCCGACGCGCACCCGCCGCTTGTAGACCTGCAGACCGTCGTGCGCGATCCAGTCCTCCACGGTTCGCGTCGAACGTTCGACCCGGTCAGCTGCCTGCTTGACGGTCAGGAAGCGGGTCACGCTGCGGCCTTCCACTCGAGGTACTTCGCGCGGTGAGCGTGAGGGATCACGTGGCCGCAGTACGTGCACGCCACGGTGACCTCGTCGGAGTCCTCGTCGACGATCAGCGTGCGCCTGGTGCACACCGGGCACGTCCGCGACGCGAAGATCGGCTTCCGTGGTGCGGTCGGGTATCGCTTCAGCACGGGCTCGACCAACTCGCGGATGTCGTCCCAGTACACGGCGACGTCCCTCCGCTGAGCGATCAGGTCCTCGTACGCGTTCAGCCAGTCGACGAGCGAGTGCATCATCGCATGGCAATCCTCAGGAGTCGCCCACGACGGGAACCCGTCCGGTCGCGACTCCTTCCGCGACCATCCGAGCGCTACGACAGGCGGGACGACGTCGAGAGCTCGCGAGTGGCCGATCGTCCACTTCACAAGGCCGACGAACAGACCATTCGCATCCTCGAGCGCGCTCGCGTTCAACGGCAGCGGGATCTCCTTCGAGCCCGACACCCGAGCGCCCTGCGCACCGCCGGCGCCCGGCGCGACCTGTGCGAGCACGTGAACGACCAGATCGGGCGTCTGCTCGAGCAGGTTGCGTGTGCGTGCCTGCCGGTAGCGCACGTGCAGTAGCCCCTGCAGGGCGGCTTTCGCTTCTTCGTCCATGATCGCCTCCATCATTCGTTCGGGTATGGCTGCCGAGGCGCCGGTCGGTTCTTTCGGTGTCGTGCCCGGAAGCTCTCGTGGCTCCTTCGTTCAGCGGCGATCGCCTCCTCGATGAGGTCGACAAGCGCCTCGTAGGTTGCTCGCGCGGCAGCGAACAGTCCGAGCACCACGCCGGCCGCGAGCCTCACAGCACGCCCTCCAGACCGTCCGGCCGCTCCTGGCGCTCCGCGAGCTCCGCCAGCGTGCGCTCGACGTCGAGGATCCTGAACAGGTCAGACGCGATCCGCGCCGAGCCGACGGTTCGACCGCGGCGTCCGTATGCCTCACGGTCCTCTGCATATCGGCGAACGCCCTCGAGCTGCGCGCGCAGAACATCACGTTCCGCCTCTGCCGCGACTGCCCTGCTCACGAGCGAGAGCCGCTCCCTGATCCAGTAGCGCTTGTCCACTACCAAAGCCTCAATGGCATCCGCCAGGCGCGTCACTCGGTGCGCGTCGCCCTCTCTGATGGGGAAGCGCTCGACGTGGTTGCGCGCTTCCTCGATCGTCTCCTTGTAGTCAGTCATGATCTCCTCCATCAATCCGGGATCGGAAGCTCGAACCGAGCCGCCGTGTGCGTCGAAACCCTCGCGTACATCCCCTCGAACAGCAGCGTCACCTTGCCCAGCCGCCCCTGCCGCTGCTTCGCCACATGGATGTCGAGATCCGGGCCCGGGAGCCCATCCGCCTCCACCTGCCGCTGCAGCAGCAGCACCACATCCGCGTCCTGCTCGATCGACCCGGACTCGCGCAGATCCGACAGCGTCGGGTTGCGGCGCATCTTCCCGACGCCGGCCGCCTCGCGATTCAACTGCGACAGCGCCACCACCGGGCACTCGAGCTCGCGCGCCATGATCTTCAACTGCCGCGACACCTCCGACACGACCTCGAACCGCTTCTGGTCCGACTTCGTGCCCGACACGAGCTGCAGGTAGTCCACGACCACTCCGCCCAGCGGGCCCTTCCTCGACACCGACCGGGCGAACGACTTGATCTGCGTGATCGTCACCTGCGACCGGTCATCGACGTACAGCGGCATCCGCTCGATCCGCGGCCGCGCCTGCCGCACCCGATCCCACTCCTCCTCCGTCAGGCGGCTGCGACCGATCGACCCGAGGTGCACCGACGCCATCGACGCGATCAGACGCTGCGTGATCTCGTCCTCCGGCATCTCCAGCGACGAGAACGCCACGTTCCCGCGTGAGGCGAGCGCACGCGCCAGCTGCAGGCCGATGATCGACTTGCCCTCCGACGGGCGGGCACCGACCACGTATAGAGCACCTGGCCGCATCCCGACGAC